ACACCCGGACCTTCAAGGTTCTGGCGCGTCTGCACAAGGCCGAGACGGAGCTGGCGAAACTGAAGGCCCAGACCACCAAGGCGCAACAAGCGGCCAAACAGGCAGCAGTCACCCCCGCCAAGGCCGTGGGCCAGCGGGCAGGCGGGTACAAGCCCGGCCTCGATGACAGCCTGCCGATGGACGAGTGGGTGCGCCGTCGCAACGCGCAGCTGGCGAAAGCCGCCGCGCGCTAACCCCACAACACAGGCCCGTCGAGACGACGCGCCTTTCCCCATGAAGGACCACCACCATGCCTAATACGCTGCTTACAGCGTCGGCGATCACGCGCGAGTCGCTTCGCATCCTCCACCAGAAGCTGAACTTCGTCGGCTCGATCAACCGTCAGTACGACGATAGTTTCGCCAAGACCGGGGCCAAGATCGGCAACGATCTGCGGATCCGCCTGCCGAACCAGTACGTTGTGCGGAACGGCGCCACCATGACCGCCGCGGGTTCAGCGGACACGCTGGAAAGCCAGGTCACGCTGACCGTCAACACCCAGCAGGGCGTTGACCTGGAGTTCACGTCCAACGAACTCACCATGTCGATGGACGACTTCTCCAAGCGCGTGATCGATCCCGCCATGAACCAGCTGGCCGCTTCCATCGAAGCGAACGCCATGTCGATGTACCGGGACGTTTCGCAGTCCATCTGGAACGGCGGTTCGGCCATCACGCTGGCTCAGGTGCTGCAGGGGCGCAAGCTCCTGTCCGACGCTCTCGCCCCCAACGGCGACCGCTCGGCCAACCTGAACACCACGGACAACGCCGAACTGGTGCAGGCGCTCTCAAGTCTCTTCAACGACACGATGAACCTGTCCAAGCAGTACCGCGAAGGCTACATGGGCCGCACGGCGGGCTTCGACTTCATGGAAAACACCATGTGGTCGGCTCACACGCGCGGCGCGGCCTCGGGCGCTTACACGACCTCGACCCTCGTGGGCGTCCTGCCGGTCTCGGCAACTCCGGTGTCCGCCATCACCGTGGCGACCGGCACTGGCGCGATGAACGTCGGCGATGTCTTCACCATCGGCAACGTCTTCCGCGTCCACCCGGAAACCCGCGTCTCCACCGGCGTTCTGCAGCAGTTCGTTGTGACTGCGGCTTATACCGGCGGTGCGGGCTCGGTGTCGATCAGCCCGGCCATTGTGCTGGCTGGCCCCCGTCAGAACGTGGTCATTCCGACCACCTCGGCGACGGCTGCCATCACCTTCGCCGGCACGGCCTCGACGGCTGTCGGAACCTCTCTGGTCTACCACAAGGACGCCTTCGCCTTCGCGACCGCCGACCTTGTGATGCCCCAGGGCGTCGACTTCTCGGCGCGTGAGGTGTTCGACGGGATCTCGATGCGGATTGTCCGCCAGTACGACATCAACAACGACAGGTTCCCCTGCCGTCTCGATGTTCTCTACGGCTTCAGGACGATCCGGCCGCAGCTGGCCGCGCGTCTGCACAACCGCTGATAGCGGAGAGTGGGGGAGGGGCCTTGGGCCTCTCCCCTTTTTCGCGGGGGCTCCATGGCTATCACCACCTACCCAGAGCTTCAGTCGGCGGTCGCCGACTGGCTGAACCGTTCGGACCTGACCGCCCGCATTCCCGACTTCATCACGCTGGCCGAAACCCGCATCAACCGTGACCTGCGCACACGCGAGCAGCAGGTCATCGCGACGGCCAACGTCGATACGCCCTTTTTCGCCATTCCCGGCGACTTCCTTGAGTTCAAGTCCTTCCGGATCACCGATGCGACTGGCAACGCCTTTGAGCTGATGCTCGCAACCCCGGAGCAGATCAGCGAGGCGCTGACGGAGAGCAGCGTTTCGAGCACCCCGCAGTTCGTGACCATCATCGGCGACCAGTTCCAAATCTGGCCCGCGCCCAGCCAGTCCTACGTCGGAACGCTGGCCTATGTGCGGAAGGTTCCGGCTCTTTCGGACGCGGCTCCGACCAACTGGCTCCTGACGAGCGCCCCGGATGTCTACCTCTACGGCTCCCTGATGTCGGCCGGCCCCTTCCTGCGGGACAGCGAAGCGCTGGTGACGTTCAAGACCCTGTTCGACGAGGCCTTGGAGGCCATCCGCGTAGCCGACAAGCCGGTGGTCGGCGTCCTTCGCACCGAGTTCCCGCAGCGCGGCTTGCAGCGCCGCTACAGCATTTACTCCGACTTCTGAGGCTCCTGAATGGCCATTAAATTCGACACCACGACCCGTAATGCCGAAATGGACGCGGTAACGACCCGCGTAGGCACCTCGGCGCGACTGCGGGTTTACAACGGGACGCGCCCCGCCAACCCGGGCACGGCGATTACCACGCAGACCATGCTTGTTGAGCTGACCTGCAACGCCACGGCCTTTGCTCCGGCGGCTTCTGGCGGCGTCCTGACGGCTAATGCGATCAGCAATGGCACGGCGGCGGCCACTGGAACCGCCTCCTGGTTCCGCCTGTTCCAGTCCAACGGGACCACGGCGATCATGGACGGTGACGTGGGCACGTCGGGCTCGGACCTGAACCTGAACAACACCAGCATCGCCACCAGTCAGACGGTGAGCGTTACGTCCTTCACCGTGACCGAAGGCAACGCCTAAACGCCTTTGAAGGGTTGACCCCATGAGCCTGGCCGAACGTGTCGCCGCCGCCGATCTCGCCGGTCTTCCGGACTGGCGGGTCGCCGAGCTGCTGAACAGCCCAGACCCCAGCCTTCCGGAGGTTGTCACCCTGGAGAAGACCCTTCTGGGGCCGGCGGGCATTATGGTCGCTCTCGGCCCCGAGGCCGGGGCGCGGGTTCTGAACGCCATCGAAGCGGGCGCGGTGCAGGACGCGACGCTGCGCTGGGTCTTCTACATTCTGACGGACGGCGGGGTCGACACGGCTCACGCCTTTGTCCGCGCAGGGCTCGACGGCCTAGCGGCGGCGACGGTCATCACCGCCACCGACGCGCAGATTCTGAAGGCCAGCGCCGAGCGGCGCAGGTTCCCGTCTTGGGCGGAGCATAACCAAATCGAAGTGACGGCCCGGTCGGTGGGTCTGGCCCGGGGAGCAGTGGGGTAGATCATGGCTGTCGCGAAATGGGCAACCCCAAGTGCCCGCTCTTCAAACTTCGCCGGCACGACGCTCAACTCGCTGGCCAACGCCGGGGAGTCCTCGGTCGTCACTTACGACAACAGCGCGAACCGGGACCTTTACGGCTTGGTGACAATCAAGCTCGGCTCCATCACCCCGGCGCCGGGCGGCTCCGTCGCCGTCCGGGTCACGCTGAATGACGGCACGGACACAGCGGACAGGGTCGGCGGCGATTTGTATGTGGTGCCTCTTACCTCGGGCGCGAGCGCAAAGGTGGCGGTCCTCAACATGGTCCGCCTCTACCCATATTCAATGCGGTTCTCCCTTGTGAACAACGCTGGGGTGGCCTTGGCAGCCTCGGGAAATGAGCTCTACGTCCGTCCTTGGAACGAGGACGTGACGTAAATGCCGCGTGGTGTCTCTCTCGTCGATGAGGCGCGGTTGCAGGGGCGGCTACTGACGCCTGAGTTGCTGGCGCGACGGCTGAGGTCAAAGTTGCATTTTTGGTGGTCTGCGGATTTCTTGACGCTGGACTCTAGTGGTTTGGTCGAGGGCGCCACCGACCTGACTGGACAAGGCAGAAATGGGGCGCAGGGTACGCCAGGGGCCCGGTTGACTTATTTTCCGTCAGACCAAATGTTCGGCGGCAGGCCAGCTTACGGCATGACGGCGAACGCTTCTGTGCTTGCGTTCCTTGGGGATGCCGCTACCCGCACGGTTTTTCAATACTTTGTGTCCTGCTACTACAAAGATGGTGTTGACACCACCTTTGACCAAAACAGCTACGCGATTTCTGGCGCAGGCAGCTTCGGCGCATTTCGCCTGCAAGGCATACCCGCCACGGCGGGATGGAGCGCTCTCATCACTGGTCGAACGTTCTACAACACGGGCGACCCGTTCCCGAGTAAAAACGGTTTTGAAGCCAGTCAAACCGTTCTGCCGCTGCCAGCTTCGGTGATTCAAAGCCGCGCTGCCCTTGGTCGTTCGCAAGCCACGCGGGTGGGTGGCGGCGACACCGCCCCACAGGCATGGATCGGTGGATTCCGCCATGTCGTCGCGTGCAATCAAGTATTGGCAGATTTTGAATCCGCGTTGATGGAAGGCGTTATTGCTTGGGATGATGGTACGCAGAGCCGCTTGATTGGCACGCATCCATTTGCAAACCGACCTCCGCTGATCGGAGACTAAACTCATGGCCCTGCGGATTCGCGTCCCGGCTTTGTCCGCCGGGGCTCCTGGCGGGGCGATTACCGGCTCTCTGGCGGTCACGGAGGCCCCCGACGCCCTTGACGCCCTCGGCCAGGTCATTGTCTCTGGCTCGGCTGGCATTACCGAAGCGCCCGACACCGTCTCGGCGTCTGGCACGGTCTCGGGCGGCGGCATCACAGGTGACGCGGCGATCCTGGAGGCAGCGGACACCGCTTCCATCTCGGGTGCGGTTCTCGTTGCGGGCTCTGTCGGCGTCACTGAGGCGGCGGATACTGCATCGGCCTCTGGCACTGTCTCGGGTGGACCGGCAACCGGCACTGTAGCGGTCACAGAAGCACCGGACACGCTCTCCGCATCTGGCGGGGTGGCGATCTCGGGTTCGCTGGCCCGGACGGAAGCGCCTGATACGCTTGCGGCCTCTGGAACGGTCTTTGGCGGGCCTATAACCGGCACGGTCAATGTCACGGAGGCTCGGGACACCCTCTCGGCTTCGGGGGCGGTGTTTGGGGGGGACATTACGGGCTTTCTCGCGGTCACGGAGGCCCGGGATACGTTGTCCGCCGTGGCGCTTGTCAGCGGCGCGACGTGGACGCCGGTTCCGGGTGCGGGCGCGTCTTGGTCCAGTCCAACGGGCTCGCCGGGCATCTGGACGCCGGTTCCGGGTAATTCGGAGGTGTGGACATGAGGCCGGTTTCTCCCACCTTTGGCTTTCCGCTCGCCCCGACCCTGCAGGAGATGCAGGACGCCATCAACGAACAGGCGGTCCCGACCAAGCCGGTTCAGCTTGCCTCGGTCGTCAATGCCGACCTGCCGCCGGCGGCGGACTGGCCCGGCTGCATGATCCACGTCTCCGACAAGAACTCCATCGCCATCAGCACCCCCGTGGCCGGGGTCTACACCTGGCTTCGGGCTGACGGGAGCGCTCTCTGATGCCCTCATCCTACTCCGTTTCGTTCCGGCTCAACCTTCAGGCTCCGGGCGAGAACCTCAACACCTGGGGCACAAACCTCAACGCAGGCGTCTTCCAGCTCATCGAGGACGCGCTGGCCGGTGCGGTGAGCCTGAGCCTGTCTGGTCCGACGGCGCTCACCAGCGTCAACGGGGCGACCGATCAGGCCCGCTGCATGGCGCTGAACATCACCGGCGGGACGGGCGGGACGATCACGGTTCCCGGGGTCAGGAAGCTCTACTTCGTCCGCAATGCCGCCTCTGGCGCTGTCATCGTCACCACTGGCGCAGGGGCCACGGCATCCTTCGCCGCGGGCGAGGTGGGCTTCTGCTACTCGCCGGACGGGGTGAACTTCTACCGGACCTCGACAACGACCGACTTCGGCGGGGCGCGGCTCCAGAACGTGGGCTCGCCGACGGCCAACACGGACAGCGCCACGAAGGGCTATGTCGACGGCGTGGCCTTCGCCATGGCGGCGGGCTCGCTTCCCGGACAGCCGGGCAATGCGGGCCGGTTCCTGACCACCAACGGCACAACCGCCTCATGGGGCGACGTGACCGTCACGACCTCGCAGATCACCGACTACTCCTCCGACCAGGCCGCCAAGGCCGCAGCGGCCACCCGCCTCTCCGTCGCCTTCGCGGCGGCTCTCTAAGGACTCCTGCCCATGCCTGTTGTGAACGGGACGCTCTCCCCGAATAGCATTGTCACGCCCCAGCAGATCTGGAGCGCGACGGCGGTCGCCACCACGGCGAACACCACCTACACGGACACGCCGACCAATACGGTCCTGCTGGCCCCGGTCTACCTCCTGAACCCGGCCCCGTTCAGCGTGACCAACGGCTCGCCAACCGTGACGGTGACGCAGGCCGCCCACGGCTTTGCGACGGGCGACACCACCACCATCGCGGGCGCTTCGGCGGTCGGCGGGATTACGCCTGCCGGGGCGTATCAGGTGACGGTCCTGACCTCCTCGACCTACACCATCACCCACGGCTCGAACGCCACCTCGACGGCGACGGGCGGCGGCTCTGCGGTGACGGTGCAGGACAGCCGCACAAGCCGGAACGGGGCGCGTATCACCTCGATCAAGGCCCTTGCGCGGGCGACCAACACGGCGACCGAGCTGCAACTGTTCGTCAGCCCGGACGGCGGCACGACGAAGCGGTTCATCAAGTCCGCCCTCCTGTCGGCCTACACGGTCGCGGCGACCACGGCGCAGACCGGCGGCGACTTCGGCTACACGGACTCCGCGCCCCTGATCCTGGCGCCCAACGAGACGCTGTATGTCGGCATCTCCGTCACCAACACCGGCATCGTCTTCGACGCGCAGGGCTTCGGCTACTGATGCCCACCCAGCCGCTCGGACCTACGGGCCTTCTAGCCCAATCCATGACCCTCCCGGCTGGCTCCCAGAGCATGGCGATGGGCGGCATGGGCCTGCGGGCGCAGGGGATGGACGGGCGGAAGAAGGCGGCGGGGCTTTTGGGCTCTTACCTCCTCGCTGGCGGTGGCGGTG